TATACCCTTACCAAAATTTCCTAAAGCACTTCCAAAACTACCTAACCCTGAGCTTAAAGCTCCACCAATTCCCGGAATAGCACTTACAGCACCAGTGACTGCACTACCTATGCCTCCTAAAGCTCCGCCTAAACTTCCTAACCCTGAGCTTATAGCTCCACCAATCCCTGGCAAAACCATAGGCAATACAATTGGTGCAGCTTTTTTAACAACTTTTTTAACAGATTTAAATGTTTTCTTTAAAAAACCAAATTCAGGTAAACCAGTAATTGGGTTGATAGACATACCCTGACCAACAGTGTACTCATTAGGATCTAATCCTACTTGTTGCATTTCTTGGAATAAACGAGCTCTAGTTTCTGGTGTGATGACTGGGGGTACAACCATTTCGCCGGGAGCAACGTGAGCTAAAAATGCGTCCTCGTCTCTACCTAATGCTGCTATGCCTGTGCCACTATTATCTATTTTATTCATATTAACTAAATTTTACCCTATATATGTTAAAGGTTTTAAACAATTTCTGCATCACCTTTTAACCAAAAAACTAATAAATATCTGTCACCAGATTCCACAGGCAATCCTCTGTGCATGTGTGTAAAACTAGGAAACATCATAGCATTTCCTGTAGGCAATGGATAGATTGTGCCACGGTTAAAAAATTCAGTGCCACCACCCTTATAATCACCAGTATTTAGAGGTACAACCATACTTATATCAGAGCTAGCATCGTGATGCCAAGCGCCTTGCTTTTTATCCTTTAAATTATAATTAGCTAATTGTATGTTACCACCGACTACATGTCTGTTCCAAATACTTAAAAATATTGGGTTGACTACATTTTGTACTACCGTCATTAAAGACTCAAATAGTTCGGGACAATGTTCGTTAAAAACTATTTCTGGTATTTGTCTAAGCGTGTCTTCTTCTGGGTTAGGAACAAAATCAATTGTTTTTTGCATGTGCTGTAATTCATCAACTAATAAGTCACAGAATTTTTTAGAGAACAAAGGTAGGGTATAAACTTCTGGTAAGGGTTGTTTGATTAAATCTTGCAGTGGCAGTTTCTTTAAGTCCTTGGTCCCTAGTTCTTCGTAAAAAGCAACAATGTTCCCTAACGAAGCTTTAGCTGTTTCTAAAGTTTCTGGTTCAATAAACCAGTCAGCCGGATATTTTAGCAATAAGTTTTTAAACTCATACACTATTTCTCTCTCTGCACGCCCTTCATTTTTTCATATGACCTCAAGCCACCAAGCCCGAGCATGCCCATAAGAATAGTAGAAAGTTGTGAAAACTCAAATGCGGGCATAGGAGTATCTATTCCCGTTACCACTAATACAAAAGATAGTAACGGAGAAAGTATAAAGTGATAAGCTAAAGCCACTCCACACGTCCACCCAACGAAGGGCCTCCAGCCCGCAACAAACATACTCTTGTGTGCTGCTTCTTGTTTGTTTAACTCTATCTGCGCTAAGTTAGCTGAGTGAAAAGCGGTCTTAAGTTCATGGTCTAATTTAGCTTTTAAATCTTTGTCGACCACAAATTTATCTAGCACGTTACCGGCTACGCCTACTATTGATTCAATCATGATTTTTTGTGTACTTTTTGCACAGCAAAATTAGCTGATTGTGTTGCGCCTTTGTGTGCTACAAACTTACCTGAGTGTTTCATTAATTTATAACTACCATTTTTTTGTTTCATCCAGTGATAGCCTTTTGGTGCTTTAACTCTCATTTTGCTTTAGTCCCGGCTGGAACTATTGTTCCGCCTTTTCTTTTAACCATATCTTCAGCAACAGTTCTAGATAAATTTCTAGCTGTAATAAATGGTTTTCCATTTAACTCACCAAGCACATCAAATTTCATTCCTGTAGTCATTAGCTGTATGTGCCGCCACGTTTTTTATAAGTTTTTACCAACCAAGCATTAGCGTAAGCTGAAGGGTACACTTTGAATTTTTTCTTAGCCTCAGATTTTACTCTTGAGTATAAAGCTTTATTTTTTGGGGTTGATTTACCTTTTCCTTTCTTTGCTACCATGTTGCTCCTTTTTTGTAATTATAGGTTTGTATATTATATTATTGATTTATCAACATTTCCAGCGTCTACGCGCTTGACGTATTCTAGAATTAGGATTGTTTCTGGTTTTAGCTGAACTTTTCTTTAATTGACCTAACGATCTAGCGCAATATGACTTACGTCTTTTTGCTGCTTTGCTACCTTTTTTAACTTTACCAGTGACTGCAGTTTTTAATTTAGAGCCAGGATTAGCTTTACGATAAGCGGCCACACCTTTCTTGGTCATGCCAGCACCAGACTTAGTAGGCCTATAGTTTGCGCCTTTGCCTTTAGTAGTTTTGCGGATAGCTTTGGTTTTCTTTCTAGGCATAAGTAGTCTTTTTTCTTCTGTCGTTTAGAACAACACCACAACCTTTGTGGTTGCGTTTTTTATATTTTTTCTCGGTAGTTTTACTGAGTTGCGACCTAGATATAGCCATCACACAATTGTTTTTACATTGGTCGGTTTACCACCAACACCTTGTTTTTTAGAGCGTTTTCTTTTTACTGCACTAGCTATTTGACTTTTTGACATGCGTGCTGCTTTAGCTGCTGGAACACATTTAGGATATTTTCTTTTTGAGCCTTTAACAGATTTACGACCACACTTTTTGTAGCCACCACCTTTTTTAGGTGCGCCAATGTCGACCCAGTCTTCTTCAAACCATTTTTTAAGTCCTGTACTCATTCTATTATTCTATAATTTTTACCATCGAAAGTCATGGCTCTGTTTCTATTCATTTTAGGTGATATGTAAGAAACATGCACCCAACCACTACGCGGATCTACACCATCATAGTATTCTAAAATAACTTGATCAAACTCAAGATTTTCTTTTATAAAATCAAACAACTCTGAATTGTTTACAGTCGGTAGTTCTATGTCTACTGCTTGACCTGAACAATGCTGACTTGTAGTTGAGCCACCAATTGCAGTGTTTAGTTCTGGACAACGATAACCACTGTTAGGACTAAATGGTATGTCGTAGTGTTCCCTAATTGGTTGCAGAATATGTTTACAGACTTTTACTAAATAGTTATAGACGTCTCTATCTTTAACAGAGTTATCTATGTTTTTTCTAACTGCGGTAGAGCTTTTGGTTAACTCACGTAACGAAAAGTTTCTACTTAATTTTGTATTATTGGTCCAATCAAAAATGTTCATAGTTAAGATATTGTAATACTAATAGCGCCTAGACTAGCGGTCAGAGCTGGACTAAACCTAACTTTAGTGCCGACAACAGTAATTATAGCAAAAGGCTCACTAATATCAGCAAACCCTACGCCGTCAAAAACTTGTAGTGAGTTTGTAGTAGTATTAAAAATTACTGTGCCAACATTAAAATTAGATTTATCTCGTTGCGCAGTAGTAAATTGTTCCGTATTGCTAGGATCAAACTCACCTAAATTTAATTCTAATAATCTAACTAAACGATTAAACAGTTCTGGTGTTACCTCAGTGCTAGCTATTGGTAATCTAGTGCCAAGCAGCTTTGCCATTATCTTCTACCGTCTGCTCTGATTTCGTAACGTGTTGCTCCTAAACGCCAGCCTACTCCTAAGTTACCGCTGTCACCATCGTTAGACGCTAGACGTACTACGGCTTGTCTGCCTCTAGCTCTAATGTGACTTTGTGTTGTGCTTGGCGTTATAGTTGAAGTTTGTCCAGAACTTAAAGTAGCGCCTGGAAAGTCTCTAGTTTTAGTTATTATATTTACGCTAGAACTAGCGTCGTTATTTAAAAATTTTACATCCGGTATAACTTTTCTTAAAAAAGAAAATCTTTCTCCATCTTCTATATCAAAATCAGCGGATTCGATAAAAACGTTGGTCATTTCAGCACCATCATCATTAAAACCAGTCTCATGTTCAAACAAATAATTACTACCAGCTGCTTGTGGATATTCTTCAATGTTTGAGTCTAGCCAAGCAGTTCTATTTAACTCTCCATAGTACCAAACTTGTTCTTGATAATTATAAATTACATATCTATCTATTTCAGTAGAGCTAGCAGAAGGATAAAACCAACCTACTTCTGAGTGTTTGTTATTAGTAAAGCCGTGTATTTTAAAACCTTGTTCTTGATTAATGTCACTAAAAACATAGTTTCTAACTGTGCAAGGTAGTTGTTGCACAGTACCATTATATAAATAGAAAGAGTCATAGCTCATAAAGAACACGCCACCAGGAGCAGTTACTGCAGCTTTAGGTCCTATTAGCCCAGTATTTTCATTAATTAAATTTAAACCAAACGTAAAGGGTGGTCCAATAAACTGCATGCTATAAATAGCAGTGTCAGTAAAAACAACTATTTCTTGTCTAGCTTTTACCGCACCAATAATTTTAGACCCAGAAGACAGTCTTAGTTCTCCAGCAGTGTTAGTGCTTAAAGTTTCAAATTGCAAAGGATCTTCTTGATCACTAAAAGCTATGAGCATAGGGTCTATCTCACCTGTTCTGTCTCCAGTTGCGCTAAGTGGGTCACAACCTAAAATAATTAAATGTCGATCGGTTTCAGAAGTTAAAACTTGCATAGCAACTGTCGGTACTTTGTTGGCTCCAGTTTGACTACTTAACTCAACTGCTCTAGTAGTAGTGCCGTTGTTTTCAACCCAACGATAAATACCACCACCTCTAACATTTAAAATTAAATCTTCGCCATAATTGTCATGACTCCAAAGCCTTAAATTATTTAATGCTGTCTCAACTCCAGAAGTTGCAGCTATGCCCCAACCATTAAAATCATTAGCATCATCAGTATTACCTGTAACCAATCTAACGCTAGCACCGTCGTTGTGCGCAGCAGCCACTGTGCCATTTTGAGCACGCACACAACTACTTAAAGTATTAGTAGAAATAGAACCTATTTTTATTAATTCAGAACCAATTAAAATTATGTCATTAGCCGCAAACCCTGTAGCACTAGTTAATATTATGGTTGTGTCAGAATTAGAGATACCGCCAGAGTCGTTTAAAGTTGTAGTTAAAGCACTATCTGTAGTACCACCCCAGAGTCCAGCTCCCCAACCTGTTGATCTAACTACTACATCTAAACCAGTATTTATTTGATAGACACCATCTGTACCTGAACCACTATTACCTGTGTCACTGCTGTTGGCAGTAACTGTATTACCAGAAGTGTCTTTTGCTGTAATAGTATAAGTATTACCGTCAATAATACTTGCTATTTGATATTCTTGATCCAACACACTGGCTGTAATTAAACCACCTAAACTAGCTGCTCCAGAAATAGTAACGAAATCATTTAAAACTGCGCCATGAGAAGCATCGGTTACTGTTAAAGTTGACGAACCATTAGTAGCAGCAAACGTTATTGAATTGGTGCTGGTTTTTCTAATTGGTGTAATGTCGTTAAAGGCGTTGTTGTTTTCAACTACGTAATATTTTAAATGTGTGCCTACACCTAAATATTTTACTCCTGCTAAAGAAATAAAATTATGTAGCGCTCTAGCTGAACCTTCATAAGCTGTAGATAAAAGTTTTTGCCAACCGCCAAATTTTTCTGGTCGGCCCATACGAAAACGAATTAAATTACAATCGAACCAACCTAACTCATTATCATAAGAGGTTCCTTCGCGATTTATTCCGGGTTGAAAGGTTATTTTTCTTAGTGCCATTTTTTCATTTTACACGAAAAAAATTAACAACAAAGTTAGAAGAGGGATGTTTTTACCATAAAGCCTGTAACACTTAGCATTAAAGTACCAAAAAATACTAGGCCCGCTCTAATGCTTTTATTTATTGATTTTACTTCGGTTTCAATTGTTTCTAATCGACGCCAGTTTTCGCGCCACCTAACTTCGCAAGCTGCTTCATGTGCAGATAATCTTTTATCTAATTCTGAAACAGTTGCTCTAGTCATTTTATTCGTTAAACCAGTTTAAAAGATTTTTCTTAACATCTTCAAACTTACTTGGAGCAAAAAATTTAAGTGCTGCTCCAACGCCAACAATAACTGCTAATAGTATAAGTATTTCTGTCATAGCTTTAGCCTTTTTTATTTAATTTTTCTAAATCGTGTACAAGACCACCGTGCATATAGCCAACCTTGCCACCTTTCATCATTTTAACAATGCCACCTTTTTCCATTTTAGCAATGGCTTTCATGTCATCGTCACCCATACTCATTTTCTTTTTACCGTATTTCATATCTACCTCTTGTTTATTGATATCAAAGGATTACCACTATCGTCTTGTTTTTTCTGTATAGCCGTAACTTTATCTTGCAAAGCTTTTATTTCTGTTTGTAGTACTAAAATTTCTTTTTCTATTACCACATCCGTTTCAGTTAAGTCTTGCAGTTCTTTTTTATAAGAAACACCTGAACGTTTTTCAACTGCTTCTAACCTAGTTACATACCCAGCACCAGTATAGCCAAAACCAGCAATAGTACTAACTAAAGCAGCTACTGCGATTATTTGTCCTAATTTTCCTTTAAGCCATTCCATACTATAAACCCGGTTGTAATTGAATTATTTTATCAAGCTTTTGGTAATTTATACCAGATAATTTTTTAAAAGCCAGTGTGTTATCTGATATTGTGTTGTTCGCATAAATTAATTTTGTTGCATACCAATCAAGTTTTACCGGCAGATTAGCGTTAGTGTACGCATCAAAGCCTGGTACAAAGCCAATGTAAGCAATAATTTTTTGCTCGTCCCCATACTCATTGCTGTTGTTTTTTCTTTCTTCAATTTGATCTTTAGCTTGATCCTCTAAATTTTGTGCAACAATCTCATCCGCTATAGTATCTGCTTCTGATTTTGTTTCAGTTGTTAAACCAGTAGTGTCTTGATTATCACCGCTGCTAACTACTTGATTTGTAACTACAGTAGTTTCGGCAGTAGTTTCAGTCGCACCAACGTTAGTGTTTACAGCTGTATCAGAACTAGTAGTGTTTAAATTAAAATTTAAAGTTAAATTAGTTTGTATACTAGTTGAACTACTTAAGCCGCCAGAACTATAACTATTACCACTAGCGTGCGTATCATTCCCAGCAGTAGTGCCGCTAACACTGCTAGTTGCAGCGTTGATACTTGCGGCAACCACATTTAATTGAGTGTTAGTAATACCAGATTTTTCATCTATTTTAGCCACTGCTGCAATTACTTCTACTTCTACTGGAGCAGTTTCTTCTTCAAAAATATTTTCTAAACGTTCTTCTGCTTCAACCAAACGTTCTTCTTCAGCTTCAACTCGTTCTTCTTGTCGTATTTCTTCACGACGTTCTTCAACAATAATTTGATCTAAGTCTTCAGCAAATATTTCTAACTCTTCAAGCGTTTCAAAAGTAAGTACTTCTTCTTCAACTTCACGTTCTTCTTGCTGCGGTTCATCAAAAGGCAGTTCTTCTATTAAAGAAATTAATCGCACAGTCTCTTCAAACTGGATAAATTGAATTAGTTCTTCTGGTAGTTCTGGATAAAGTTCTGGTAGTGGGTCTAGCTCAAACACAGTTTCTTGACGAAAAGGTTCTGGTGAAAACATTGGTTCTGGTTCAAAAACAGTAAAACCTTCGTTAACTGCTATTGCAGTAAAAACAAAAGGATCTTCATATTGTTCTTGCTGATGTTCTTCACTATGATCAAATTGACCACTAGCCATCATGTCTTGCTCATCAATAAAACCATAATCAAATTCTTCTTGCGCAAAATAACCAACATCTTGTTCAAATCTATAGCCAGCACAAAACGGAGCATATTGCGGATCTATGTCACATTGTTGATCGTCAAAAGCTTCCCAGTAACCAGCACAGCTCATATCATTAAGTGGATTAGAACAATCAATACTGCTGCCATTACCAGAGCCAACTCCATAAAGTGAACCACCACTTTCTAGACCTGAGTTTGCTATAGAGTTATTCCAATCAACATTTACGCAAGTGCCTGAGTTAGTACTACCAGTGTTACATTCATCATAAAATAAATACGTATATTTTTCTGTGTTGTTACCAGTTTCACCAATAAGCACATCATGCGTTTGTATATCTAAGTCGCCGTATCTATATTCAAAAGTATTGTTGGGCCACAATATTATTTCAAAACTATTATCGCTACCACTACGATTGTATTCACGTAACTCATACCAGCCGAAAATCATTTTGCTTGAGTCTCCCCAAGATTTCATACGAGCATTAGTGTCTCTAATTAAGTCTGTCCAAAAAGGGTACATAGTATAAGTGTGCTGACCAGTAAGAGGATCCGGTGTGTAATCATTACAATAAGCGCCACTAGTTTTAAAGTGCAAACAACCATTAGTTGCCATACGCGCTTGACTAAAAGTTTGATCGTAAAAAGTAAAATTAAAAGATAAGTCTATAGCTGGTGAAACACCATCATCTGCTACTTCGTAGGCTAATTCGCCTTGAAAATTATTAGCGTTGGTTTGTAGTTGATATAAAGGTTGGTTTGATTCTGGTATGTAGTTGCTAAAAATAAAACTACTAAATAAAGCCAGACTAACTATACTCTTTTTCACAGGTGCGTCGGCTCTTTCTTACGCCTTTATGATTCTTACTTCTAGTGCAACTTTGCATAAATTTATTTTTGCGCTCTAAGTAATCAGGTCGATCTATTTTGTTATCTACCCAAGCGACCGAAGCATCTTCACCTATTTTACCCATGTATGGACAAGGCGTACCAGCCATTTCCATAGCTTTAAATACCCTAGAGTCTTGGCAAAGTATTGCTACTGAAGCTACCTTCATACCAGTGTCATATAAATATTTAGATAATTTTAACCGCTCACAATTTTGATCTCGGACAGCTTTACCACCAGACAAACCAAAGAGTTGACCTTGAAACGCGCCTGAAACTCCAGTAGTACAAAGGTCTTGCGAGTAAGACATAATGCTAGGCGCGATAGCCGAAGCCGGTGGAGAAGTTATATCTTGTTCTATTTTTTGATTAGAGTTTGAATTATTGTTATTAGTATTAGTTGCAGTGCTAGTGTTGTTATTATTATTTTGATTGCTAGTGCTGACATTAGAAGTACTAGTACTAGTGTTGTTGTTATTATTCGTTGAACTATTGGTATTAACGTTGGTACTGCTATTTGTATTGTTCACAGTTTGAGTAGCAGTTGAAGTTACGTTACTAGTGCTAGTGTTAATATTAGTATTAGCGTTGGTATTACTATTTGTGGTGGTACTAACATTGGTATTATTATTCGTATTGCTGTTGGTATTAGTATTAGTGTTGGTGTTGTTATTAGTGTTGTTGTTCGTATTTGTATTTGTCGTAGTAGTAGTGTTAACAGTGTTTAAACTGTTGCCTTCACAGTATTGAGAACCCATGGTGCAATCGCCTGTTTGAGCTGCGTGCATAGGTATAGACAATAGAAAAGCTAAACTTAACCAAACTAATTTTTTCATGTAAAAAGTATACTACGACTATGCAGTTCTTTTCCACATATAAACAGTAATATATGGGTTCATAAGAGAAAAAGCAGTGTCGCCACCAGTATTAGCTGCAGATGAACTAACTGATATACCAGTAGTTGCAGTATTTGTACTAGGAGTTGCTCTTTGTGTATTACCGTCTTGAGGATTAAAGTCAGGCATAGGAGTGCCTGTACCGTCTCCTATTGCAAAAGTATGACTATGAGAAGGATCTGTAACGCTACTAGTAATTGTGTGTGAGTGAGCCGGTAATTCAGAAACTGATAATGTTTTTGTTTTTGCTCCACCAGTTTCTTCGGAAGCATCAAAATCTGAATCGCTGCTATCAAAACCAACCATAACTCGACCAGCACCAAAAGCTGCCCATGTACCAAAACCTAATAAGCTACTTGGATTAGTGCTATTAGTAGCATTAATGTAAATAGACCCCACTGGATAAACTGCTGCTAGGGTTGTTTTAGCGTCTATCTGAGTTTGTATTGCAGAACTAACACCATCTAAATAACCTATTTCTGTAGAGGTTACAGCGCTTACTGAAACATCGCCACTACCATCAGAAACTAAAGCTCTTGAAGCGGTAAGGTCTGCCATCTTGCTAAAAGCAATAGCAGCACTAGATTTTATATCAGCATTAACAACGTTAGTAATTGTGTTGTTATCAGAATCAATTGATTTATTTGTCAGAGTTTGTGTGCTACTTAAATCTACTAAACCTAAATCATAAACTGCGGCACCAGATCCAGCGCCATCAGTAGCGACAACTTTTACTGCACCATTTGGTATTTGTACGTTAGCACCACTACCTTGAGAAATATTAATTGCTTGATTACCAGTAGTGCTGTTTTCAATAATCCAGACTTTAGAAACTGTGTTAGGAGCTAGTGTTAAAGTCCTAGTCGCGCTTAATGTAGCTGAAGAAGTTACCTTTAAATATAATTTTCTAATTTCATCAGTAGCACCATCCGCCATGGTTTCGGTAGCATCAGCATCTGAACTAAAACAATCTTTAGTGCCACGGGCAAAACCTTCAGCAACTAATTCTAAGTTAGTGTTCGTTGAAGTACCCCAGGTTCCTGATTCGTCACCGGTGCTAATTTCTTTCAGTCTTAAATCGTTTACATACGTAGCCATCTATGTCCTCTATGCAACTTCTTCCCAATTTGGTGTTTGTGTTTCAGTAACTTCTTCCCAACTTGGAGTTTGCGTTGTAGTTATATTACTATAATTTGGTGTTTGTGTGGTATCAAACTTAAACCAAATTATTAAATCTTCACTAACTAAACCATCAGCACTAACTCCTACTGGGCTTACATTAGCTTTACCAAACATTGTTACAGAACCTAAACTAGAAGTTACTGCTTGCCCGGTTAGAGCTACGTCTGCTTTTGCAACAACAGTAGAAGTTCCAAGTCCACTAGTAGCTGCTTGACTAGTTAAAGCTATATTTGCTTTTGCAACAACGCTAGAAGTGCCAAGCCCACTAGTAGCTGCTAAGCCAGTAACTGTAAGATTACTAGCAGCGTCAATTGCAATAGTTCCTAAAGCAGAAGTGCCAACTTGACTGCTTGGAGTTACATTTGCCTCAGCATCAGTGGCAACACTAACTGAGCCAACTGTACTAATTAAAGTAGGTAGTGTAGCAATAGCTTGAGCGTTGACCCCAACACCAGAAACAGCACTGGTGGCTGCTTCTCCTGATAGAGTTAAATTTGCCTGACCTACTTGAGCAGTAGTGCCAAGTGCTGAAGTGCCAGCTAAACCAGAAAGCGTAACCTGTACATGAATATCGCCAAAGGCCGAAAAGGGTGATTGAGAAAAGGCACTTATCCCAAACATTTTAGCTCTCTGTTATTTCTTCTGTTTCTGTTTTTGTTTCTTTAGATTCTTGTAAAGAAGTTTTTAAATTATTTTCTAATACTATTAAAGCGGCCACAATTACATCTAAAGCTTTTTGAGCTTTAAATTTTTCTGCTTGTTGTTCTTTAATTAAATCATAAAAATATTTTTGTTGATCAGACATTTCATCAACTGGATATTCTTTATCATCAATAAGGAGTTTTTCTGTCATGTTACTACCCTATAGTTTTTTGTACGGATGTTGGCGTTATTTTTTCAGCTATTTCCGCATCGAGATTAGTTTTCATTTCTGCTACTCTGTCAGACGTTAAAGATGCTTCGACCCAACCCTGCACTTTTGCAGCATCGAGATCAGCAAAAGCTGTAAAGCTTGATAAGTCTGAAGTGTCTAAAGATTCAGAACCATAACTTGTTGCAGTTTGCGGATCACCGTTTGCATCATTATTAGTATCATCAGTAGCTGTTAGTCGCCAGTGCACATTATAAACTACGTCAGACTTAGAGTCTTTAGTAGGATAAGTGTCTACCGTTTTTACATCCCATTCATATGATATTGCCATTTTATTTACCTCTTTTTATTTTAAAATTAACCACAGTATAAAACACATGAAACAAGTTTTACACTTGAAGTTGAGTTTCCTATTGTAACTTTACCTATTGTTTTACTTCTAATAATGTCATCGTCTTGTACTTTAGCTGTGCCATCACCATTAGATTCTAATAAATCTCCACCAACACAACTGCCAGTCACTAATATAGAACCTATACCCACCGAAGCTACAATTGGTTTATTATCAATTTCTCTATCAAAGTTAGTTAAAACACCATAAACTCTAGTATCACCTACTGCATCACTTACTTTAATTTTTGCGTGGTCTGCTCTAGTTTGTCCTTCTTTACTGCCTGATAAATAAGTATCTAATTCATCTATGGTGCTACATACAGTACCAATAGGTGTATCAGATGCTATGCCCGATGTTTCGTGATTGCCAGAAAAACCATTATAAGAAACTGTTGAGCCACTTACAGAAATAGTACCTTCTTGTGTTCCAGCTTGATGTATTGCAATAATTACACCATCTTCATTTGTCCTATTAAATCTTCCAGCAACTGCACCAGAAGCAGAAAACTGACCTACACCAACAACAGTTGCACCATTGTTATCACCGATAGATACACCACTTTGATTGTTAAAAACTGGACTAGCACCAGTTGTACCAAAAGTAGTTATCCCATCAGAATTAATTCGCATTGCTTCTGCATAACTAGAACTACCAGTTCTTTGAGAAAAAGTAAAAGCACCTAAGTTATCTGCTGTTCTTACATAATTTATAAAACCTTGTGAAGTTGCACCACTAGCTACTTGAAACCCTAAACTAGCATAATTATTTACTCCACTACCATCAGCACCATTTGTGTTATGAATAATAATATCTTCTCTTGGTTCACCAGTAGTAGAATAAGCTGTACTTGAATTTTCATTCACATCTAACTTAGCACCAGCAGATGTAGCACCAATTGCAACATTGCCAGAAGAATCAATTCGCATTGCTTCTGAATTGTTAGTTGAAAAACTTACTTTTGAACTACCATCACCATCAGAACCAAAGTATGCCATTTGACGATTAGTACCATCTAACACTGCTTCTATTGCTAAGAAACCACTTCTACTTGTACCACTTGTCCAATCTTCACCTTTACCAGCTCTTAATGTACTAGCAGCAACTTGTCCACTTGTACCAGCTAATTGTAATTCAACTGCAACCGTATCGTTTGTACCACCTTGTACAGTATTAGCAAATATTGCAGTAGTTAAATCACCATCACTACTACCAGTAACTTCTAATTTAGCGTTTGGCGATGTAGTTCCAATTCCAACATCACCAGAAGCATCAATTCGCATTCTTTCGTTAGTAGCAGTTTTAAATTGTATAACGTCATCAGTACTTGCTTGTATAGAAGAATCGCCATCAACATCAAGAATTAATTCTCTACCATGTATGTCAATATTTCCTGATGAATCTATACTAAACCTGACATTGCTACCTTGCATTAAATCAATGTTAGCTGTGTCTTGGTTGACTATATTTAAGTTACCACCATCACCTTTCTTTTCAATGAAAGCGTATGCACCATCAGAACTTGTACTAAAGTTTCCATTGTCTGCATCCAGAAACATTAAAGCTCTTCTGCTACCTGCTGTTGATGAACTTGTTAAAGAAAAACCACCACCAGCGTTATTATTAGAAGTAGCATCTGTAGTTCTTGTGTGAAAAATTGATACTGGCGATGAAGTGTTAATTCCTACGTGTTGGCTTGATGTATCAACGTATAAAATGTCGGAATTTGTAGCATTACCAAAACGTATATCTCTACTACCATCTGCTTCTAATTGAAGTTTGCCACTATTGTTGTACATCTTACCAACATAAGTTCCAGAACTTCCTACTCGCCAACCACCAGTAGTGTATGCGTCACCATTTACATAAAGAAAGTCATTAAAAGATGTAGATGTTGAATTTAGTAATAATCGACCAGAACCATCTATTCTAGCTTTTTCACTACCACCATCACTTATAATTACATCTCCGCCATCTGCATCAAGTGTTAAATCTCCTGCTACATCTACAGTCATATTTCCTGCGTGTACTAAATTACCACCGATTGTTACTTGGTCATTAAATGTTGCTGCACCACTTGCAGACATATCAAGGATTAGGGCATTAATTCCAGAACCACCATCATTACCTCTAAATATTATGTCTTTGTCTTGAACACTAGCTTTTATTTGTAAATCAGAGCTAGAATTTTCTAAAGCACCTATTTCAGTTCCTGCGTCTTTAAATCTTATATCTCCACCATCGGCATCAAGAATAATGTCTCCTGCTACATCTAATGTTAGATCGCCTGTGCTGTTAGTTATAGTGCCATTGCTATTATTATGAGTTAGCTGTAAATCGCCACCATCACCAATTGCAAGAATACCATTGTCAGGAAGTTTTACATCGTGGTTAAATATAGCTGTACCAGCGTCTGACATATCAAGGATAAGAGCAGTTATAAGAGAGCCACCATCGGTACCAAAAAATCTAATATCAGCATCAGATACTTTTGAACCTAGTTTTAAATGGTTGGTATCATTTAACTGGAATTGACCAATTGCTGTGCCACCATCGGTTAAGGTAATGTTTCCACCATCGGCATCTAAAACTATTTCAGCTGGTGAATCTAATCTAATATTTTCTCCTGCACTACTTGCAATGTATAAATTATCATCTGAATCATTTCCAATAAAATGACCGTCTCCAAAATCTATATTGTTTGCAAATACAGCTTTACCACCTGCTGACATATCAAGCGTTAGGGCAGTAATGGTTGAACCACCATCAATACCTTTGAAAACAATATCTTTATCATTTGTTCTAGACATGATTGAAAAGTTAGTACTTGAGTTTCCAAAAGAACCAATATAGTCACTACCATCATAAAACTGTATGCCACCACCATCAGCATTAAGAACAATGTTTCCTACTGTATCTACAGTAAAATCACCTGACCCACTTTCAGTTAAAGTTGTTGCATTACTGCCATCGCCTGTAATTGATACAGCACCATTTACCTGTAATGCACTTGATGGTGAAGTTGTACCAATTCCAACATTTCCTGAACTATCTATTCTTAAAGCTTCTGAGTCAGCACTGCCACCGCCACCACCAACATTAATAACAAAAGCACCACTTCCTGCGGAAGCACCATAAGACCTTAATTTAAAAAAGTTTGAAGCATACTCTAAAACTCCTCTATCAGTTTGATGTGCAACTATGCCTCCAGCTACTTTAACCGCACTATTAAAGTCTGCTTCTCCTGCTTGAGACATATCAAGCGTTAGGGCAGTTATAACAGAGCCACCATCATTGCCTCTAAACTGTATATCTTTATCTTGAACTATGGCAGAAATAAAAACATCATCACTAGAGCCTTTTGCTATACGAGAAAATTCAGTTCCTCCATCTTGGAGTTTAATATCACCACCATCAGCATCAAGGATAATATCTCCTGCTACATCTAATGTTAGATTTCCATTAACAGCATTTATTTGACCATTTGTTCCATCACTTTGTATGTCTAAATCTTCGCCTGCACCAAAAATAGCTTTGTTGCTGTCACCAAGATATAAATGATTACCTATAAATACACTTGAGTTGAATGTGGCTTTACCTGCATTAGACATATCAAGGGTAAGAGCGACTACTTCTGAATTATTGTCTGTTCCTGCAAAAATCATATCTTTGTCATTTACGTTTGATATGATTTTTAAATCACTGCCAGTCATAGTTACAGTGCCTACTGTAGTTCCTGCATCTTTAAAAAATATTTGATTATCAGCAGCGTCAAGAGTTATATCTCCTACTGCATCTATTATGAAGTCATCTGTAGCTGTAATGGTGTCTGCATCAATAGTAAGTTCGTCTACAACAACACCTGCATTAGCAGTTATAGTTCCAGGCAGTGTGACGTTGCTACTTGTATCTTCAACCACTGCTTTACTTGCAGGGAGAGTACAAAAGACATCTTTAGTGCCAGCGCTAAAATCAACAGCATTATCACTGTTAGAGCTAGATAAAATTGTAGTACGTGAAAGGGTATCAGGTGAAGCATCTGTAACAGTACCAATACCTACTTCAAATTCAGCAGTAGTTTGTCCAGCTATACAGTAGTAAGTAACATTGCTATTACCGATCCCAGCAACAAAAGTATCAAAACCTGATGCCGCCCCACCAAGATTAACGGTACCTGTCCCAGTAGTGGTAGTGGTTTCTTTTACTCTGTCGTTAAGGACAAAAGCCACAATGCTTTCCCCTTTACGCTATTCTGATAATAGCAGTAGATGCAGCAGCAGCTGGGAAAACTATTGTAAAGTCACCAGCGGTTGAAGTTTTGTCTCCACCAAAGTCAATGGTAGCTACTGATTTGTTGCTATCAGATGAGTTATAAATCATACAACCTCTAGCAGTAACAGTAGCAGTTCCAAAAGTTAAATCTGAGAAATCAGTAAAGCCTGTAGTTCCGCCAGTAGTTGGATCTACTCTAGTAAGGTTTGCACCTCCTGAAGTATAGTTAGTACCTGAAGCTTGGCCAGTTGTAACAAAAGCAGTTGTAGTTGCGCCAAGTGTTGCAGAACTAGTATATAGAGCTAACTTAAAAGTATCGCCACCTGAGTTTTTAAAATTGTGTACAGCTTCAAGCAACTCTTTCTTGAAACTAGTTGTTAGTGTTGATGTAATGGCCATGTTATATCCTTTTAATAATTTTTGCTAAGTCCTCATCACCGGCTTTTATTAGCTCTTGAATTAAACTAGCTTTGTATGATTTTATAGCATTTTTAATGTAAATCAAACTAACTTCATAAATTAAATTTTGATAGGCTTTAGCCTGTTCTTTTATATGTGGCTCAACATCATCAGAGTAATTAGCTATTTTTTCAGCAAGTCTTTGCGCCCAAAATTCTGGTGGATGTCCACCAAAACTAGTTGTTTTAGTTTCGACTATACCTAAATCAGGTAAGCCACTAGGAGTTATTTCGTCTACCATTTTTTTGGCTCCACTGGTTTTAAATGTTCATCGTGACGACCAATTAAAACTCCTTCTTTAGGAACAATCTTTTCTTGTAAAGAACTTTCTGTTTTAACTGATAAAGTATTATCTTCTAAAAGTACAGGTATTAAAGGATCTTCTAGTCTGTGATAGCCATATAGTTTTTCATTTAAAGGTACAGCTGTGTCTAACAAAGCACTGCTGGCTGCTACTTCTATTTCCATTCCTGCTTCTGAACATTTACATAACCAAAACTCAACACAAGCTCTACCTGATTCAGCAAAATGTAAGTTGCCTTTATATGAAAAATCTATGCCAAATAATTTAAGCCTGCCAACTTTGTTCCATAAAGCAAACGCAATTGCGTATGCAACAGTGTTATTTAAATAATGACAGTTTAAATCTTTAAGTATTTCAAAAATTGGATATTCTTGTATGTTTTCATTACAACGTTCGTCATCTATACAAGTGTAGATTGGTTTATCGTGTTTAAGTAAAAGGCTTTTCATGCCTTCAGTTTGACCACCAGCATCATCACTATCTAAAAATCTATTAGGTGGATCCATCATAAAAACGCGATCGTGATAAATAACTGAAGCAACATTGTTTATTGCCCAAACTTCATCAAAATGTTGCCCGTGTGATTTAGCTAAATTATATTCTAGCCAACTTGATCCTAACCCGACAATACCTACAGTTTTGCCTTCTAGTTCTTTTATCTTTCTCATTAAGTGGTAGGAGTCCTCAATGCGTCATAACGATATTCGTCGCGTCTGCCTCTAGCTTCTGCTCTGTTTTTAAGTCTGTCTATTTCTTGCACAAATCTATTTTCATAAAGCTGTAATAAATCTTGTTCGCCTTTTAAAAAAGTGTACGCCTCTACTAAAGACCCATAAAGTAAAGCATTTTTAGCGTTAGTTGATAACCACGTTCCTGTTGTATCTGTAACTAAACTATTTGGTTTGTGTAAATAAGTTAGTTCTACAGAATAGTTTGCATCAGGGACTGGAGCAATAAGTAATGTGGAGCCTGAGTTAGACCCGGAAGAAAGTTCTTTATCTTGGTCAGCATAATACTTTGGCAAACCACGTAAATTAGTGTCAGCGATATCTTTATTGTACTCTTGCATAAAACTAGAATGTTTTTTTAGCAAGTAGTGATAATCATTATTAGAATCAACAACAGCTAAACTAAAACTTAAAATAAAATCTGTTGGGCAAGTTAAAAATCTATTTCCTGTTGAGACGTTACCCGCTATTACTTTTTTAAAATAATCTGATTGAACTAATTCAAATATTCTATCTTCTGAACTTTTTATAAAATCATTTAAAGAAGCAACAAAAGTTGTTTCTGTGCTTTCACAAAAATTTTGAATTAAAGTTTTTAGTTCCGTTAGGGTCATATTGTGATTGTAACATTTCCAACAGATGCTGTTAATTTATTTCCTATAATCATAGTACCAATAGGGTCTTCGGTAGTAATTACTTTACCCTGTCCAACTTCAAAATCAGTATTGGGTCGAGGGTCACGTAAAGCTTCAGGGTCAGCTGGTGTATGTCTTGGTTGTAGTTGTGGATGTTTTGGCTCGTATTGATCAGGACCAACTAGTAAGCCGTCCCAAGTCTTTCGCATGTCTTTTAGTCTATATCTAAATCCTGATATATCGCAAATACCGTAAGCATTTTTATTAGAAGCAAACGCCATTACATAATAGTTCTGCCAGGCAAGAATCTAGAACTAACACTATCTATATCTTCAAAAGCTGCCCTGTCGAACTCCTCATCATAAATTGATTTTAAAAGCTGTACTTTTTCTGGTGCTCTTTTCATAGCTAAATAATAAGCTAGCCCAGAAACCAAACATGGAATAAAACGAAATACTACTTCCATGTTATTAGTGTAGTCCCCAACATCTTGGATTCTAGTAAGCGCATTATATTTAATTATGTCAGTAGAGTTTTCAGGTGTTGGAAAAAGTTTTACTGAAGGTGTAGTTTGTCTATCTAGAAAAAACTGAGTTGGTCTAGCTTGTTGTGTTTTTGTTGGGGTAAATAAATAATCAGAGCGACTAATTCTTTCTAGTTGAATATCAGTGCTATCTCTAGTTATTACTGCTTCAGTAACATCAATAATATCTGTACCTAAATTATAGTCACTTGTACCTTTTGTAGTGGTAAATGATCTTTGTTCTATGGTCCACTGATTCAGGCCACGATTTGCCCATTCTGCCATCATTATATTTAATGATCTTTTAGCAGAATCTAAATCATAACCTGTTCTCAGTTCTAGACCGCAACGTTCGTAAGCCTCTTCAATTAACTCGTCGATGCTTAAATCAAAAGCTGTAGTTCCAGATGTTGCCATAGTTATTCGTTAGAAGTTTTTTGTCAAAACTAAAATTATCGAATAAGAATCGCCATTAGAGTGTCCTACTGTAGTGAAATCTATGTCTCCCGTTTTACCGCTACCTGAATTATTTGGTATGCCGCCAAACGTATCGTATTCTTCATCTCCAGTACTGTCAGCAGGTAAAGGAATTGCTAAAACATTAGTTGTGGCATCAAATTCTAAATCAACACCCATTCCTCTTGTTGCCCAGTATATTCTTCTTATAGATACACCAGTGCACGCATTACCTTCGCTGTCAGTTTCTAAAGCTGAGACATCGACTTTTTTAACAGAAGCCTCTCCTGTACCGTCTGATTCGTTAGTAAATTTCAAGACAGCAGTTTTACCACCGTCTTGAATAATTTGACTTGTTACTGTATCAGCCATAATTTACTCCTTACGCTATTTGAACGTATTCAATAATAAACGTAAATGAACCTGCTGTTGTAGCATCTACTGTGTTAGTAATGTTACAGAATATAGTTCTTTCAGTGTCTGTATATTGAACTGAAGCTGGAGCTGTCGTACCATCTTGAGTTTGTAAAACCAAACTAGTTATAGTTACGTTGTGTGCAACTACAGTTGTACCACCGTCTAGTATCTCATCAGTTTGAGCTGCAACAATTTGTGCGCCTGAACTTGAAGTACCGACTTCATACCCTATATCACCTGTTCCTATAACTGGAGCAGTGTCACAGAATATTTTAATATCTGTAATGATAGTATTTGCTGGCTGAGTAAACTCTCCAATAGTAGGTGAATCACCTGCTGTAGTGTTTACTGTTACGCCTGTTGCGAAACCTACGTGTTTTTGAAACTTGTTAGTAACAATACCTGTAGAAGCTATATTTACAACATCAGTTTCAGCACCAGTAGTGCTGTTTTTTGATATTACCTTAAATCCATTTTCGGACCTGACTGGTCCATTAAAAGTTGAATTTGCCATAATTCCCTCCTTAGAGAATGTAAGTTTATCATCTTGGCTTGTCTGCTAGGTCAGTTGATAAACAATTAAAATTAATCCTAGTAATTAAATATTATACCAAAAAAAGAGAGGCGTATAGCCTCTCTTTTAAAAAGTTGCCGGCTTGAGTAAAAAACCACCGGCGGGGTTCTTAATTAAGTATGAACTTATGCTCCTGGAGAACCGAAGACACATCTTGGATCCGAGAATCCGAAGGAGTATCTTTCTCTAGCTTTGTAACGTACATTACCTGTATCGAAGTCTGCTTCCATTGAAGTTCTGATAGGCGACCTTTCGAACATTTTAAATCCGTTTGGTGCATCAGTCTTAATGAAAAACGCGTCAGTGTCAGTTAAGTAGTGATTTACTACATAACCTTCAGGTACCATGCCCATGTTTCTGATAGCGTTAATATCGTTATCAGAAGTGTTCACTCTACCTGGTGACTCAAGCAATCTATCAGCTGTGAATTGTAGCTCTTTAGGGATAATTAACTTAGTCCCTTGTACTGCTACTTTTAATCCACGTTCGTCTACGAACGCCGCAATATCAATTAATGCCTGCTCAAGAGAAGTCTCGTTTAGGTCAGCTGCAGTAGAAAGCTCATTGCTTAAAGATCCACCACTAATAGTAGGGTGGTCAGTAGCACATAGCTCTTTACCGTCACCGCCAGCGAAACTGCTGCTGAAGGCATTATTTAAAACTGAGGCAGCTTTAATTTGCTTGGTTGTTGACATACTTCTAGCCAGCGCTCTTGTATATCTTGCAGACAGTCTGTCGTACAAGTTATCTTCGATTGCTTCTTCAGTAATGCTAAACGCTAGCGCAACTGTTTCGTGACTGTAACGAGCAGTGAAAGACTCTTGAGCTGTGTCAAAAGCCACCCCTGATCCTTCAGACTTAACAGGTGCGACATCAAAACCAGACAACATTACTTCTTCTTCAAAAGCACGATCTGAGGACTCAGTGTCGAAAATTTCGGCATGTTCGTTCTCATATCTGTCGTACTCAAGACCAAAAAGTGCGTTTAATCCTGGTTCAAGTTCCTTAACTAATTGTGCTCTAGATATAGCCATTATTAAGTACCTGCTATTGGACCTCTGTAGGCGTGCTCATTAATCATGACTACCATGTTAGCGTGCGTACCTGCAACAGTCCCGTTTTTGTCATCGTCTGCGAAACCAACTACTTTAAGCTGTAAGCCTTGAGTAGTGTTTAGAGTGCTTACGTCAAGTTCTCTGGAAGACAGTCCAGTAGTAGTACTACCACTTGTGCCAACAGAATCTGCGTTTCTACCAACAGCTGCTTGAGTAGTAGCAGTAGCGGTATCGCCCTGTACTAAAAACAACATGTTAGGATCGTCGTAAATGTATACTTCAATATCACCTGAACTAGCAGTTGTGCTAGCTACATAATGATTTTTGTATACTGGACCGTCAGAAGACTGAAAGAACACACCATTAAATACACCAACGATATTAGCATCGCTAACACCTGCTTGTTCAATGTAACCACCATTAAACTTCACTAAATCACCTTGAAAGATGGTAGTTCCGTAACCTGATGGATTGATTAAGTATTTACGGGCTTGTGGGATAGCACTAGATGGTGAAAACCCTTGGTAGGGTCTTAAACCAAATGCTGCATCTGTGTTTGCCATTGTAACTTTTCCATATATAACAAATTAAAATTAAGAAATAAAGTTGATGTTACTCGCCTCTATTTCCGCCAAATGTTACGCGACTTTGCCTACTCTTATTGATCGGCATGGCTGGATTTTCTTCCTTCATCAAATCATTATCTACTGATAACATTTGATCTCGGGTCTTTGCATTGAAGTATTCACTTCTTTCATCCACAGTTTCCCGTGGAATCCTGCAAAGAATCAATCCGCCGACACCAATAACACCATCGTATCTGCCACTATCAAAGGCTGGATATTCAAAGTCAGGGTATTCATCGGCTCGAACTGGTTCCCACCCCTCACGGAGTCTGGCACTCATATTCTTGC